CTAGATAAATAACACCAGAACTGTTTCTTATTCTTACAATTCTTCTATCTGATGGAATAACCTCTGATGATCGTATTTTAACCATTGAGATAAGCATATTCAAGTAGTTATTTATTTCAACTGTTGTTGAATTATCTCCAAGACCTTTTCTTACAACACCCTTAGCAAGACAGTTGATAGTTTTTTCAAACGTCCAAGATCTTACAACTGCACCAGTAGCATCCTGGGTAACAGTAGCCTGATAAATATCTGCTTTCATTGTATACGTTGAAGATGATATACATGTTGCCACTTAAATCACCATGTATCGCGGAATTTTGTAATGCGCTAAAAGGTTATCTACAAGTAGGTTTCCTGTCCCTGTAGCAAAGTCTGAGCCATATTTAATATCGTATGCGTCGTTGGACAGTTCAGATATATTCTTGTTTCTGATATTAAAATCATTGCATAAATAATCATTTACTAGTAGGGCTGTTGCCTCTTCTACATCTGCAGGGACATAATCCCATCCCCAAACTCCATCTATTTTATAGGCAAAATCTTTCTTAAAGATTCCTTGATAATAGAAAACAGAAAATCTAGGAAATTCAAGAATTTCCGTTTCTTCGTCAGAGTTCACTATTTTAATTCTATTTGAAGATTCACCAACTTCTAATGGATAATCTAATTGATAAAGAGAATTATCTCTCTCGTAGATCAAAATATCGTCTTCATAAATGGCATCTATTCTAAATAAATTATCTGGAAGAGTCAAAACGTCTGTGTTGTTTCCATACACAGTTACTGTTCTTTTATTTTTATAAAAGTCATAGCCTAGAGATGCATTTATACTAAGTCTTGCTCTTCTCTCAAGTCTTTTAATTGAGGCGTCTGTTGTTGATACATCTATTGATGCAATATCTCTTATTTGAGAAACAGTAGCATAGGGACGAACCAATGCAGCATACTGGACTTGATTATACGCTCCAGAGCCACTAGTTGTAACGTATTCTATTTTTATGTTTCTATCGTATGTTGTTGAGTTAGCATCTAGTGTTAATTTAAATACAGATGAGGCTGTTTTTGTTGCCTTGCCGCCCTGAATAAACTCTTGTGTGTTTAAATCGTATACCTCAAAGTACACGTTAGTCGCATAGGAACTAGCAGTATAACTAATCTCTAAAGGAGAATAATCGCTTCTAAGATATTCAAGCATTTAGCACCACCAGAATAGTATTAATTCTATTTTACTACATATTGAGATATGGAAAGGGGGCCGCATAAGCGGCCCCCTAACCAGTAATATTTAATTATCAGCCAGTTACGGCGTTAGCCTTAGCCATTGCGGAAAGTTCCTCAATGTTGAGGCCCATACGGACGTAAACTGTGTACTCTACGGTATCTTTCTTTGGCTTGAACTCACGGTGGACAGTAACATCTCTCTGGAAGCCCCAGATTCTGTTCTGTGGGAAGGTGAGGTCAACGTAGTGGTCTGGGTATAGTGGAACTTCCATGACGGGGATACCGAAAATAGAAGTTGTCATACCAGCAGGGCCACCAACGCGGGGCTGTGCGCCACGGAGGATACCAGAAGCGATATCCTCAGGAACGCCACCTGAGCCAATTGCACGGAGATCCGTAAGAAGGGTTTGAACGTTCTTAGTTGAAGCATAGAACTTCAACTCGCCACGACGAGCCTTGAACTTACGGGGAAGTGCATTGTAAAGATTCTCAAAGAAGGCAATAGCGGAACCACTCTTTACCTGACCTGCTGTAGTAGCAGCGGTGAAGAATGTGGATGCTGTGGTTAGGGTTGCAGCGGTACCAAAGTGTGTACCACCAGCAGCGCCATCGGCTAGTTTAACAAACCCATCAATTGTGTATGGGTAGGTTGTACCAGCGTAGGATGCGGTACCCTGAGCAGCAAGACCATTGATTGCAATGTCCTCAAGATCGTTACCAAACTGACCAGCCATTAGCCGGACAATGTGGTCCTCAAGAGCAGAGCCTTCAATGTTATCCTCAAGTGCCTCAGTTGAGAGTTCGTAGTCCAAGCGGAACTTAGTTGTGACAATTTCAACCTTTGTGAATTGTGCGCCACGGTTTGCATAGTCTGTTACGCCTGCACCAGCATCAAAAACGCTTTCGCTTGCTTGTGATGCCTTGCGGATCAAACGTGTACCCACCTGAATCTTATCGAATTCAGCGGTGTTTGCACGCATGATTTGTCTACGACCGTCGTTGCCCAAGACCATCTGATCAAACACATAGTCTAGGAATTGACGGGATTGTTCTGGAAGTAGGACGCCACCATTTTGTGTTAGTGGGTTGCTTGTCAAGTTCTCCATATCACCGCTTGAAGCGAGATCTGAGATGATTGCACCTGTACCAACATTTACTGCGGCAGCGGCCTTATTTATAATGTCACTCATGCTTTTCTTTACACCTCTCTTTCATATTTTAGTTAAATAGATCTGCGGAACTGAGGAAGCGTCCGCCCCATAATGACTTTCTCATTACGGGTTGCTCTGGGATACTATTTTCAAGTTCACCAGACTTCTTCATTGCTGTCTCTTCTTCTACAGACTCCACACGGGTAGCAATTTCTGTAGCAGCGCTGTTGAGATCAGCCAAACTCTTTGTTACTTCATCATATTTTGATTGAAGTTGTCCAATCTTGTCGTCTACAGCCTTTGAAAGTTCAAGGATAGCGCTTGTAATCTTATCCAAGGACTCTGTGCTTGACTCAACGGACTTTGTGATTGCTTCTTCTACGAAAGACTTAACTTCGCCTATGGCCTTTTCAACATCAAGAACATCTGAGGAAGTGTCTTCGGCAACGTTAGCCTCTACACTATCGGACTTGGCCAGCGCCAAGGCTTCAGTAACAACATCCTCTACGGTGTCCTCTACGGTTTCTTCTACGTCGAACTCAACTTCTTCTGAAGCCTCGTCCAGAGCCTGGGCGGTGTCAAGTTCTTCATGGCTTGTTTCGTTATTAGCCACTTCAACACCTCCTTCTTGTTTTTGTAAAGTCAGCGGAGAATTTTCTACTTCGTCCGACTTTTTCGTTGACAATGGATGACCATTTGGCAACAAATCTGTGTCATATGGCAGTTTTTTAAATTTCCCTTTTGCTACTGCAGAGAGGAAACCGTTAACTCTTTCAGTAGCCCAAGTTTTTGATATTTCTTCTTGATCTTGGACTGGGCTGGAGTTAAACGCATTTATGCCTCTTGTGTAAACCTCAAAAACTTCTTTGAAATTAACACTCTTGTTGATAACATTACCATATTTTTCATTATGTTGAGAAATTAATGACTCAAGTTCTTTGCGAATTGCAACCTCTGATGCTTTTGTTATTGAAGCAACTTTGATTTTAGTAAGGTCTGAGATGTTTTTTACAACAGTATGTTGAGTTTCTGAGAACTTATTGTTAGAAAGTTTCTTATAAACTCTAACGCTTGCCTTCTCTTCATTAAGAAGTTCTACTCTACCTTTTTCAAGGGAGGAACCTTTCTTAAATACAACAAAATCATTTTCTTGAATGGGGGTGTTATCTGCCTTGTAGGTGACTTTCTTCTTTTTCTTTTCTTTTGGAATACCTCCAGGAAGACCTTGTTGAGCATTACGGCTTGGAGTATTTTCACTAGTTATTGTTTCTTTTTCTAGATCCTCGTCCTCCATGTCTTCATGGTGCATCTTAGCACTTAGGGGGGAAATTCTGTTAAGGGTACTCATTTTATGACCAACTCTAGTATCTGTAGCCTCCCAGCCATCTGCAGTTTTTCTATAAACTCTAATTAGAACTGCTGGATCGCCTTCTTCAGCGTTAATAGTAAAGTCTGAGTCTGGAACATTAATAGAACCTGATCTTGAAATTCTTTCTACTTTGCCTCTGGCAGTACCACCAGATGAATTCCATGACACAAAACTTCCAACTGAAATAGAGTCTGCCTTAATAAGATACTCATCTACGACCTTGCCTATTTCTTGATTTTTATTAACGTCATTTGACTCAATCCAGCCAATCTCAGACATATTTCCATTGCAAGAGGGGCAGGAGGCTGATTCAGATTTCTCTGCAATAGCAATCTTATCGCTCTGGCACCAGAAAACATTCTCAGTAGAAAACTCTGTGGCTATGCCAGAAGTTATAATCTCGTCCCCTAGTTTTTGAATAGAAAAAATGTTAGCGAATTGATTAGCGGGAGAGTCAACTAGAGACAACTCCATTAATTCATATTCTTTTACGACTCTTACAGAATTCTCTTCATCTTCTTCATCCATTGAGTTTTCATAGTCAAGGATTCTTCCGCCGATTGAGAAGCCAGTTAGAGTACCGTCTAGAACCATCTGCCAGATATTTTCAGCGCCTTTTGAAATGTAGGCATCAACAAATATGCCGCTATATGTTTTTCCAGATGCTTGATCGTAGAAAGAGTTTTCACGGAATGAAACTATTTTGCCAGCGGGAATAGGTTGATGCATCAGACGCACATTACCTCTAAAGTTTTCAAACGCTTTTCTTGATGCATCTGAAAGCAGAACGTCGCCCTGCCTGTCTATATTATCTAGCGTTGCAAAGCCGCTAACTATACGACGTTCTTCATCGACCTTAGCAATCGGCATAGTCAGGCGTAGGTTGTCGCCGTCTAAATCGAAATGTGCTTTATTAATATCGGTCATAACATTTTAATTATATTATATATACGGTTATTAATTTTGTTGCCTACCATCGCCTTGTGCCGCTCTTCCAAGTTCTGCAGCATCTGACTGATTAGCCGATCTTTCTTGATCTCTTAACCTATTCCCACTAGCCTGTGCATTTTGTTCTGCTGCCTGTGGGCCAGTTAGAATAACAGGCTGATCTCCATTTGGTAGACTTGACTTTCCTAATCTTTCTCTAACTTCATTAGGAACAATAACACGCATTCTTAAATATCTCTCATCTATCTTAGACTGAGTTTCTTCATCTGTAAGAGTAAGTTCATTAAACTCAAATCTAAATATGTCTGTTTTCTCTGCAATAATTTTATTAATTTTCTTTTCTAGTGAATCTTGGGCTGGGCGACATACTTGTTCCTTAAACGTTCTGTCTGATTCTCTTGCAGCGGCAAGACCAATTCCTTCAGTAGCGCCTACTTTAGATGCAGGAACACGATGAGCCATTAGGATTTCATCCTTGTTCATCTTCTTATAATTGTTGAATGATGAGTCCTGGATGTTAGTCTCAACTGGCTCCATCTTCATCTCAACCTTATTATCTGGTGTATCGCCAGGGATTGGAATGATGGCAGTTCTATGTGACTGTCCTCTTAGATTGCCTTGGAAGAACTCAAACAATCTCTCCTCTGCCGCTCTAGACATTTTTGCACCCTTGAGCCAGAAAATATAGCGGGGTACGGCTTTATTCTCAAAGTATTCAAGGTTGAACCTGGAAGCAAATTCATTTCCTGCCATTGCATTTTTAGCAGCAACAATTGCGGGGAGTCCGTAATAAGTATTAGTTGGAGTATAGTTTTTAATATGAATTATCTCGTTTGGACGTTGATCTGTTGTTATTGGGTTCTTTTCTGTACCTTCAAAGTTACGGAAGAAGACCGCTTTGCCTGCGACAATTTGAACGAATCCATCACGCAATCTACGCACTCGCATGGTAGAGGCTGGAATATGACCAACGTAGCCAATCTCCCCATTAACTTTCCTACCGATTTCAATATACCCATTTCCAGTTGACTCCGCATCTATATATGCTTTAATTAATGTCATTGTGAAAGTATCGTCATCGTTTCTACTTTCTAGCCATTCAATTGTTTTTTGTTTTTCTCTAGCGATCTTTCTTCTTGCCCTTGCCAACTGGTCTGTATCGTTAATCTCTTCAATTCTCTGAATAACGTCTAGGGTTGGCATCAGATCGTAACCTAGGCCAACAATATTAGCAACTTTTGCATTAATGGCAGCATAGTTGGGTGCAGATATTTCATAAATCTTTGCAAGAGCAGCAAGATTATACTGTGGCTCAACTACATCAAATACCCCGTAGCCATATCTATCTGGAATTATTTGCTTTGACGTTGCATCATCGCCTGCATACACATTGTTGTCTGCTTGGACGATTTCACCGTTTGTTGTAGTTAGAGCCTTACTTAACTTTCTTCTTGCAGATCTTTTAAAGTTTTGTGACAGACCGTTAAGTTGCAAGATATCTTCTGCATCTTGTTTAAAGTCATCCTGGTCTGCTTTGATCATGGGCTCTGAGGTAGTAGAGCCTATGTGAACGCTATCAATCCAAAGATCTTCTTGTTCGTGCTGCATCTCTCCACGCTCCTGTATCGCCATATGAAAGAAGTCCATTGTCCATTCGATATTTATCTTCTTGGTATTCTTCTTCGGTTAATCTACCTATACCTGCGATAAATACTGCCTGTCCTTCTGGCTGTCCGTAATGTGCGGCGGCTTTTCTAATTTCAGACATTTTCTCTATATCGCCGCGCATAGATGGAATATTTAAAACATTGTCATCGTCATCTTTAAAGACTCCGCCCTCTGGTAATAACCAGACGTATATTCCGTAGTTGGACGGATCTTGTACTATTTGTAAGCCCATGTACCTGATAATACCATATTAAGCGTTATTTGTATCGAAAATGTTCAAGTAAGAGTTAATTTTTTGTCTGGCAGGCGTCAAAGTGAACGATGAACTAGCATAAAGGTAGTACTCGTTAGCATGTACCCGTCCAAACAGTATTCTTACAAAGTCTCCATTTAAATTAGATTGAGGTGTTAATTGAGAAGAAGCAGACAGTTGATAGATAAGATTATCTTGAAGAGAAAGTATATAGTCTCCCTCTAAAACGTTATAACCGTCTACATATAAATCATCATTGACCATAGTTGATGCGGAAGTAAAGATTGATAATGAGCCTTCACTTAAAGCAGATACATTTTTATCGAATCTCAGTTGGTTCTTCAATGGCTGATATATAGAATTTATTGCTGAAGAAGAATAGTTTGTTTCTGGAGCGTCTATAAAATTAATAGAATAAGATGCTGAGTCATTTACCTTTAACACATACTCGCCAGCCCCAGTAAACTCTCTGTGCAGATATCCAGCGGCAGATGCGCTAACTGATGAGTCCATTATGTAAACATTTTGTATGTTGAAGTTAGATGAAGCGGTATCACCAAACCTAATAATAAAGTTATTAGAGTCTGACGTTGATAGTTTATTACCAAAGGAAAAGGTAAGGTGGCTCCATTCTTTTGGCTGGATGGTTGTTCCAACTAAACCATTGACATAAACGCTGGCAGAATTTGGGCTATAGGTTATTTGCCCACTATTGTTATTAATGCTGGCAGAAAAAAGCAATGTTGATCTAGAGGATGAAGAAAATATATTCAAAAGTTTATAGGTTTGATCAACCTGATCGTTCAGCCGTACAAAAGCGCCTACTGATCCAAGATATTTAAGCATGTGTATATTATACCCTCATTTAAATATACCTTGTTTTAGAAAAATACTTATTTATATTAAATATATTATCTTCGACTAGGCACTCATCTACTTCATTTACACTTTGATTTTGATATAAATATACATTTCTAGGTGTTCCAAACAGATTTTTTATTGACGACAGATATGATTTACAAATAAATAAAATATTTTCATCTATATTAATGATATCTGGATTTAATTTATATGAGTCGGACTGGATAAAAATTACCCCCTGATCAAATGCGAAATTGTAACAAAATTCAAAGTCATAGCCTACTGGGGCATTAAAATCTATAGTATTTTTTATACTTTTTGAATGAACAACCCATGCTCCATTCAGGGGCCAAAAATCATCACGGGCCATATCAGAATAATTAAAATTTTCTAAAATTTCATTACTAGTAAGACTTTCAAGTATCTTTTCTGCCTGACTTTCATCATCTATCATGTATATTTTATTACTAGGTTTAACTAAACACTCATACCTTTCACACAAATCAATGGCTTGGTGCAAAACAAAGTTTGGAATAATTAAGTTATCTATGATAACAAAAACTTCTTCATCTTCTTTTTCAAACAGGTCATTAATACTTTTACTGTAATCTATGCCATTTTTATCGCCAGCCCCAAAAGTTTTTACATTAAACCCCATGTCATTATAAAATTTTTCATAGATTAAAAAACTTGTTTTGTTATGAAAACCATCTATATAAAACATGTAGATATTATTTGTATACGACATTTATCTCTGGAGCCTTCCACCAAGGAGATGTTTTTTTATTAACAAGATCAATTTTTTCATATTCTAAAAATCCTTTTATAGATCTAGGAAGATAGCCAAAAAAATTGTTATTGTTATTAAATAAATTTAAAATAATCTCGTTATCACTAATTTTAAAATTTGAATAAATATTTTTATCTCCTATACTGGACTTTATATATTTATCAAATATTTCTATTTTTTCTTCATAACTTTTAAATTCTTTTGAGTAAAATTTTTCATATTTCCTATCATTGTTTTTACTGGTTCCATATTCATGGAATAATATTTGTTTTTTAAACCATACTAAATTATATCCTCTTGCGTATGATAGACAGGATTGATAAAATTCTTCCCCCCAAAACTTAATATCTTTATCAATATTTAAATTATACTTTGTAAGCCAAGGATTGGATTCTGTAAAGTAACAATGTGCAGATATTTTTTTTGCAGGCAAGAAACTATTATCTATAATATTTTTATTAATATTTTCTAAATCATCTTCCGTAATGAGCCTATCATTTGGCAAAGGAAACAGTAAATCAGAGTTATTAAAACTATCTCCAAGATTTTTATAGAAATCAAAGAACGGGAACCTATTTGTTAACCCTTCGGGCCTTGATGTGTTTTTAACATCCTTAATAGATTCATTTTCTATAACAGAATTACTACAGTATGAACTAAGGTATGTAGTCAGAACTCTTAGTTTTCCAAATGATTTTCTAGAATTTTCATATAATTCTATGAGTTCTGAATCCCAGTCAACAATGAAATCTGTGTGTGAATCTATAGAAAGAAAATATTTTTCATTATTAAAAAACTTTGTCGGAGATAGTCTCCCTTGACCAACTCCAGGATATAGATGCCATGGCTGTATATCGTATTTAACATTTTTAAAATTTTTATCTAAATATTTTTTGATATGTGTAAAAAATGGATTTTTATTATTTGTTATATCTTCTGGTTTCCAAAATATAGTTGTAGAAATTGATAGATTGTCTGGTTCTGATGAATAGTCGTAGGCTCTTTCTATAGTTGATAGAAATTCAAAGTCATTCATCGTGGGAACACACACAAAAATTTTATTCATACGTTTTTTTAACCCACATATGTTTTTTATAACCGTTATAAAAATGATTAAAAACCTTTGAATGTACCGTCAATCTTTCTTTTTCTATGTCTTCAAACTTTAAAATTTCAGACTTCCAATTTTCTCTTTTGAAAAACATCATTTGATATAAAGGCGTTCCTTGAGGAATAATCCCCTCAAACCCTGTTTTTAATAAAAATGGTATAGATCCACCAATCCACCATCTATCAGTATCTATTATTCCGTCAACGGTTCTAAATGGAAGTTCATATTGATTAAATGGGTGAGAGTAGTATGTTGACCATCCTTTTGGAGTTCTTGGCTCCCAATGAGTCCACCAATTTAAGTGATCTTGATATGAGTGATAATAATTTTTATCTTTTGGATTTATTTTATTAGGACCGCCTCTAATTTGAACAATTTTTTCATTCTGATTTGCAGAAGTGACTATAGTCTTACCATCATCACCTACTCTTATTGAAATATCACACCAGGCTTCTTGTATATAACCAGAACTAAATGTATCTAATAAAGGCATACATTGTTTTTCTGTGCTATCGGCTCTCCCATCAGTAATAGTAGGGGTATGACCTAAATGAAACGGTGGCAAGTTTTTGTACCAATCTGGTATGTAATTTTTAGCAGGCTTTGGAGGTGTTATATAATCTGATGCGTATTGGCTTTGAGGCATCCATTCCACTATCATGAGAAATCCTTCCTCTCCCAGCATTCTTTCTTGTATCCAGCGGTGGCGTGTCTTTGCACCTTGCTCTGCAATACATCGTGTTCAATTTGGCTCATCTCTCTCTTATCTGAAATCCAAGAGTCTCTTTTAAATGGAATAATGCTCATCATTGGTGTGCCCATTGGTATGACTCCCTCAAAACCCTTTTTAATTATAAACGGATGATTCCCTGTAACATACCATTTATCTGTATCCATTACACCAGAGATTGTATAAAATGGTAACTCTGGTCTATTTATTGGGTGGGTATAAAAGGAACTATACCCAGAAGGAGTTTCCGCCTCCCATTGTGTCATCCAGGTAAATTCATTTTGATAGTAGTCTGAAGGTATTGGCATTGAGTTAGTGCCTGGAGCACCCCTGTTTCCAATTAGATCAAACATCGGGTGAGTGTGTACTTTTACTGAACTTCCATCAAAATTCTTTTCTACAATGACATCACAGGGAGTTAGCATTAGGTAGCCCAGAGTCCAACTATCAAAGAACGGCATACACTGTTTAAATGTTGCATTTTGTACTCCCTGCCCTGGTTCAAACTCAGGGTTCTTGGTTCTATGTGTAGGTATGTTTTTATACCAGTCTGGAAAATGTGATTTGGCTGGAACGGGATGCTGTGTTGCTTTAAAGACAAATTCATTCTTGGCCACAAAAGTTATATCATTATAATTTTTTTTAAGTTTATTTTTAAAAATCATTTAAACTGCCTTTCTTTTCTCCAGTTTATCTTGTATTTATTAACAAATGTTTTATCATGTAAATTTTTTAAAGACTGGTATTTATCTTTATTAAAGATACCCTGTTTTGACT